CTACGATAACCGCGCATTCAACATGGCTATCTGTTCGTCGTTCATGTCATCAATCCACATACCGTAAATTTCATACACCATTTGCGCAGTTTCATGCCCCATCTGGCTGGCTATAAATGCCGGGTTCGCTCCTGCCGTCAACAGCCAGCAGGCAAAAGTATGTCGCGTATGGTACGGATTACGGCGGCGAATACCAGCACGTTTTACTGCTGCATTCCATCTTGCACCCAAACTGCTTACCGAGTAATAAGGTTTCTGTTTTTCGTTACACACCCTGGGCATGAAAACAAAATGCAGTTTTTGCTTTTCAGTTCTGCCGTACTCCCGATGATAAAAAGTGATTTCGCTTTTGCGATGATGCCCGGTCAGTTTGTATTGCTCCTTCAGTGCTTCAAGAGCCGGCTGCAGTAATGTTACCGTCCGGATCCCGGCATTTGTTTTTGGGGGACCGAACATATCAAGTATCGTCAGGTTTCTTCTGACATTCACAATGAGGTGTACTGGCAATAGCGGACACTACCATTTGTTCTTTTTTTAAGCAGCCATCTGATGATATTTTTCCCTGAAGGCTGCCGGGGAGATATTCCCCAGACGAGAGTGACGACGCTGACGATTGTAGAAAATCTCAATGTATTCCCGTATTACTGAGATGGCTTCATCCCGGTTATTAAAACGATAGTGGCTCAGGCTCTCATTTTTCAGCGTTCCCCAGAAGCTTTCCATCGGAGCGTTGTCGTAACAGTTACCTTTACGCGACATTGATGTTTTCAGACCAGACTGCTCCTGTATGACCCGGTAATCGTATGCGCAGTACTGTGAACCTCGATCAGAGTGGTGGATTAGCCCGGCAGGTGGGCGCTGGCTCCTGAGCGCCATAAACAGGGCTTTACCTGTCAGCTCTTTTGTCATGCGCTCTCCCATGGCGTAGCCGACAATTTCGCACGTATAAACATCTTTGATGCCAGCGAGGTACAACCATCCCTCCTGTGTGGCAACATACGTCAGGTCCGCCACCCAGACCTGATTTGGTGCTGTAGGAGCGAACGTCTGGTTCAGCAGATTTGGCGCAACTGGCAGATTGTGGTTCGAGTTCGTAGTCGCTCTGAACTTGCGTTTCTGCTTACAGCGTAGCCTTAGCTCCTTACGAAGACGTGCCAGTCGGTCACGACCAACGATGATGCCATTCTCTGCCAGCTCCGTCTGGAGCCGCCGGGTTCCATATGTTTCGCGAGTGCGGATATGTGCCACCTTAATCTCCAGTTTTAGCCGCTCATCACTTTGTTTTCTGTCTGAGGGTTCATGCTGTACCCAGTTGTAATAACCGCTCCTGGATACACCAAATACCTGACACATCGCTTCAATGGGAAATTGTTGTCGCCATTGTTCGATTAACGCGTATTTTTCAGCGACTCCTGTGCAAAATACGCTGTTGCTTTTTTTAATATATCTCGCTCAAGGCGAGCTTCATTTAACGCCTTACGCAGTTGCAGAATTTCAGATTCCAGTTCAGCCACCGTGCGGGAACCAGGAGTACCGAGCCCTTTTCTGGCGGCGGTAACCCATTGTCCTAAAGTGCCTTCAGGAAGAGATAATCGGGAAGCGCCTTCACTGATCGAAAGTTGATTTTCAGGAACCGTTCTGACAGCTTCGGCTTTGAACTCTTTAGAGTAACGTTGGGTTTTTCTGCTCATTATTAGCTCCTTCTGATGCCATTCTATTTCAGGAAGGAGTGTCCGTTAAACTCAGGCTACCTCACTATGCAGCGCGTGCTGGCGTTTTATCAGGGGAAATTTCAGGAGGCGGTACTGTGAGTAAAATTAGCTATCAGGCTTCAATTACCGCTGGTATTCGCATCAAAGGAGAGGAGCATGGAAATAAAACCAGAAGATGAGTTGGTAATGACTCCAACTTATTGATAGTGTTTTATGTTCAGATAATGCCCGATGACTTTGTCATGCAGCTCCACCGATTTTGAGAACGACAGCGACTTCCGTCCCAGCCGTGCCAGGTGCTGCCTCAGATTCAGGTTATGCCGCTCAATTCGCTGCGTATATCGCTTGCTGATTACGTGCAGCTTTCCCTTCAGGCGGGATTCATACAGCGGCCAGCCATCCGTCATCCATATCACCACGTCAAAGGGTGACAGCAGGCTCATAAGACGCCCCAGCGTCGCCATAGTGCGTTCACCGAATACGTGCGCAACAACCGTCTTCCGGAGACTGTCATACGCGTAAAACAGCCAGCGCTGGCGCGATTTAGCCCCGACATAGCCCCACTGTTCGTCCATTTCCGCGCAGACGATGACGTCACTGCCCGGCTGTATGCGCGAGGTTACCGACTGCGGCCTGAGTTTTTTAAGTGACGTAAAATCGTGTTGAGGCCAACGCCCATAATGCGTGCTGTTGCCCGGCATCCAACGCCATTCATGGCCATATCAATGATTTTCTGGTGCGTACCGGGTTGAGAAGCGGTGTAAGTGAACTGCAGTTGCCATGTTTTACGGCAGTGAGAGCAGAGATAGCGCTGATGTCCGGCAGTGCTTTTGCCGTTACGCACCACCCCGTCAGTAGCTGAACAGGAGGGACAGCTGATAGAAACAGAAGCCACTGGAGCACCTCAAAAACACCATCATACACTAAATCAGTAAGTTGGCAGCATCACCAAGATGAGTTAAGCAATATCGTTTTATTTCCGGTAAAAGAGGATGACCCACGTAATCAGGTTAATTTTCTTTATGAACCATCGGAAAGACCATATTGCCATCACGCCTCTGTCCGGGTTGACGAAAAAGAGCGTCAGGTCCGCTGTAAAATCTGCGGTGCGGTTGTGGAGCCGTTTGACTGGATGCTCTCTGTGGCAAAAAGAGAAACCAGACTGGCAGATGATGTAAGGCTATTGCGCCAGGAGGAACAGGAAAGGCGGAGAAATATAGAAAAGCTGATACAGATTGAGCGTAACGCGAAAGCGCGGATACGCAGGGCGACAAAATCCAGAACTGAATAATTAAATTTAGCACTGTTAAAAATTTAATCCTTAACCGGAGGGATTTCTGCACCCTCAAATCATCAGGAGACCGCCCGAAAGGGGGGTAATGAATGGTTACATTATTTAGAAAAAAATATCCGCGAAAGAGTAGAACAACAGAATTCCTGTTTCTCATTCTGTTTATCGTGTTGATGACACCGATATCCCCGCTAATTTTTGTCTGGATAATCGGAAAAATAATTGAGCCAGTTATTGAATTGTATAACGACGTGGTATGGGCGTCATTCAACACACTGCACAATAAAATTAATCCGTATAAGGAAAGCTGATATGGCACTGACGAAAAAACAACGTGCAGAACTGCGCATGAAGTTCGGTGGTCGCTGCGCTTATTGCGGCTGCGAACTTGGCGAAAAGTGGCATGCAGACCATGTAAAACCGGTCATTCGTTTTGATGGAAATATGCTTCACCAGGAACGTGACGATATATCCAACATGGTACCAGCATGCCACCCATGCAATCTGCACAAGCATTGCAGTAGCCTGGAAGATTATCGACGAATTATCAGTGATGGTCGTCGTGAATTCCTTGCGTCCGGGAAAGGCAAAGCGCTGGTTCGTATGGGATTGGTTGAAATGAAATCTGACCCGGTTGTGTTCTGGTTTGAAAAATATCAAGAAGGGGCTACGGCATGACCACTATTACCAAAGAGCGACTGCAATGGCTGGCTAACATTTCTGGCCGCGATGATATTGACGATATAGACGGCGGTGAAATTCGTGAACTGGCGCTTATCGCTCTGGCATCACTGGAAGCAGAGCCTGTAGCGGAATGCATTGTTGAAGATGGGGGCATGTGTATTGACGGGTTCGGTGAGTATGTGGGTCACTCGCTGCCTGATGGAATGCATGAGCTTTATGCTGCCCCGCGAATGCGACAACCTGATGGATGGAAAGCCGTAGCTGTAGCGTGGAAGGTGACGTTTACTCAAGTTGACCAGGAATCTAATACGTTCACTGCTATATATTTTGACAAAGCGGAAGTTGAGTGTTGGGTACGACTGCATAAAGCATGTGATTTTCGGGCAGATATAACACCGCTTTACGCAGCGCCGGCAGTGCCGGTTGCAGTAAACGACGACATGGCTTACGCATTCCATCACGCACTGTCAGATTCATCGCTTGGCTCTGATGAAATCGAAGAAATTAAAACCGGTTTGCGTGCTGCCTTTGCCAACGTCACTATCCAACCAGAGCCGATAGTGCCGGATGAAATCGGGCCAAACGATAGTAATACGTTTGATTATGTTGATGGCTGGAACGCCTGCCGCGCTGCCATGCTTAAGGGAGATAAATAATGATTAATCGAACCAAACTGGAGCACATTCTCGAATATGCCAGGCAGCAGAAATGTATTGGGCAACTTTGTAAAATTCCACCAGGAGATATGGTTGAAATCGTGGAAATGGCCATGCGTAAGGCTGGCAACTCTCCGGTAGCTCCGGCTGGCTGGATAAGCTGTAGTGATGCAGTTCCTGCTGAATATTGCGATGTGATTCTTCTCGATGATCTCGGGAATGTATTCCCCGGTTCCTGGGATAAGGTTTTTTGCCCCACTCGTGGCGGGAATAAGATGGCTTTTGTGGACAAAGACGGCGTTGAAGTAGAGAGCTCAACTCACTGGATGCCGCTACCGGAACCACCGCAGGAGGTGAATCAATGACCTGGCCTGAGGCATTCACCACGGTAGGAATTGCGATGGCGGTGGCGCTGGTGGTGTATTCGATTTGCCGTTGGGGTTAACAAACAAAAACCCCGGATTGATGGTCCGGGGTTTTTGAAGGAAACAAAACAGAAACAGCAATTGCCGTTACCTGTTGTTACCATGGCAAGTAAACGTATCTCAGGCGAGCGCATTGCGCCGTTCTGACGCAGATAAACTAGCCTGGATAGATGGTGCTGGCAATAAAAAATAGCGTTTTCTTATCGGTGTCGGTAAGATTGCTGCGGGTGCTTGAGGCTGTCTGCCTCGGGTATGTCACTGTAAGGCAGACAGAGAAAAGCCCCAGTTAACATTACGCGTCCTGCAAGACGCTTAACATTAATCTGAGGCCCAATCTATGTCTCACAAATGTAGGTTAGCCTCTTACGTGCCGAAAGGCAAGGAGAAGCAGGCTATGAAGCAGCAAAAGGCGATGTTAATCGCCCTGATCGTCATCTGTTTAACCGTCATTGTGACGGCACTGGTAACGAGGAAAGACCTCTGCGAGGTACGAATCCGAATCGGCCAGACGGAGGTCGCTGTTTTCGTAGACTACGAATCTAGAGAGTAAGAGTGACCAGGCGGGAGAGTAATCTCCCGCCACCTTTGATGTGTCAGGCATCCTCAACGCACCCGCACTTAACCCGTTTCGGCGGTTTTTTTGGTAATGACTCCAACTTATTGATAGTGTTTTATGTTCAGATAATGCCCGATGACTTTGTCATGCAGCTCCACCGATTTTGAGAACGACAGCGACTTCCGTCCCAGCCGTGCCAGGTGCTGCCTCAGATTCAGGTTATGCCGCTCAATTCGCTGCGTATATCGCTTGCTGATTACGTGCAGCTTTCCCTTCAGGCGGGATTCATACAGCGGCCAGCCATCCGTCATCCATATCACCACGTCAAAGGGTGACAGCAGGCTCATAAGACGCCCCAGCGTCGCCATAGTGCGTTCACCGAATACGTGCGCAACAACCGTCTTCCGGAGACTGTCATACGCGTAAAACAGCCAGCGCTGGCGCGATTTAGCCCCGACATAGCCCCACTGTTCGTCCATTTCCGCGCAGACGATGACGTCACTGCCCGGCTGTATGCGCGAGGTTACCGACTGCGGCCTGAGTTTTTTAAGTGACGTAAAATCGTGTTGAGGCCAACGCCCATAATGCGTGCAGTTGCCCGGCATCCAACGCCATTCATGGCCATATCAATGATTTTCTGGTGCGTACCGGGTTGGGAAGCGGTGTAAGTGAACTGCAGTTGCCATGTTTTACGGCAGTGAGAGCAGAGATAGCGCTGATGTCCGGCAGTGCTTTTGCCGTTACGCACCACCCCGTCAGTAGCTGAACAGGAGGGACAGCTGATAGAAACAGAAGCCACTGGAGCACCTCAAAAACACGATCATACACTAAATCAGTAAGTTGGCAGCATCACCTTTTGTCTCTATGTTGATATAACCGTTTGTACTTATAAACCTGGAGGCATCGTGGAAAAAATAAAGAAACTATTTAGTAGTAAATACGCAGTCATACGTCGTGATGACCTGTCAGTTATAGTCGAAATGGATTACTTCCCTGAAACCAAAAAATCAATGATGTATCGTAATGGTCGAAAGGCAATTTTTTTACCGATGAGGGTAAGTGACATTATGGGAAATGATAAACTGCTGGATGAATTGCGAGTCAGAGCATCCTGTTAGTATTGGCATTAATTCTGGTATACTACATAACGGGCTGAACACCCATTCTACTGCGCCAGCGGAGAACTACGATGGCGCATATACAACTGATCAAACAAACCTCTTCCGGATTACTTCTCCCGGCGACGCCGGAGAGTTGCGATTTTCTGCATCAAATCAAAACAGGTGAGTGGATACACGCAGACTTTAAGCGTGTGCGTAACTACGCATTCCACAAGCGTTTTTTCAAACTCCTGCAACTGGGATTCGATTACTGGACTCCGGTCGGTGGGGCGATCACGCCTCGCGAACGAGAACTGCTGTCTGGTTTCGTTGATTACCTGTGCGAATCAGTAGGTCGGGAACATACGCCAGCTCTGAGCGAAGCCGCAGAGCAATATCTGAATACAGTTGCGACACGCAGAACCCGGGATACGGCATTGCTAAAGTCGTTTGAGGCTTTTCGCGAGTGGGTAACCATTCAGGCTGGATTTTACACCGAACATTTTTATCCGGACGGTAGCCGCGGGCGTCGGGCAAAATCCATCGCTTTTGCGAATATGGACGAAACCGAGTTTCAGCAGGTTTATAAATCTGTTCTGAATGTGCTGTGGAACTGGATTCTGTTCCGTAAATTTTCCTCTCCGGAACAAGTCGAAAATGTGGCCGCGCAGCTGCTGGAGTTTGCGTAATGGTGGATTTACGTAAAGCGGCGCGGGGGCAGATGTGCACCGTCAGAATTCCTGGCTACTGCAATCACGATCCGGAAACGTCTGTGCTGGCGCATTACCGACTGGCGGGAACGTGCGGAACAGCGATAAAGCCACACGATATGCAGGCAGCGATTGCCTGTAGCTCGTGCCACGATTTAATCGACGGGCGGGTAAAAACCAGCGATTACACCAAAGAAGAATTACGCCTGATGCATGCAGAAGGTGTTTTTCGCACACAAGAAATCTGGAGAAAGGAGGGATATTTATGATTTACCCAACGAATACAGGAAAAAGCGGAGAACACCTTCGTCTCACCACGCTGGAAAGTGTCTGGATTCAGGGAAAACTACGTATGTGGGGGCGCTGGTCGTATATTGGTGGCGGTAAGACGGGGAATATGTTTAACCTGATGTTGACCTCTAAAAAGCTGACAAAAACGGCAATTAACGAGGCGCTCCGGAGGATGAAAAAAGCAGGTCTGAACAAGTCTGAACTTGAGGCTTTTTTGCGGGATATGATTAACGGTAAGCAAAAGAGCTGGCTGGCGCATTGTACTGATGCAGAGGCGTTATGTATTGATCGGGTCATAAGTGAGGTGCTGGCAGAGCATCCAGGATTGATTAGCGTCCTTCGGCAACGGTATGAGGGGCGGGGGATGACCAAACGCAAAATGGCTGAACTGCTGAATGATGCACACCCGAAATGGAGTTTAAGAACCTGTGAAAGACGCATTGAGCATTGGCTAAAGGTGGCAGAATTTATTTTGTACAAACCAATGGTTATGGCTTTTGGTATAGAGAAAAAAGTTATTGCTTTTTGACGTAAAAACTGCTTCAATTCTTGTACGCTTCGCAAAGCTGTACCGCGAGGCGAATAGCAGACATGGACATTTGAAAGAGCCCGCTTTATGCGGGTTTTTTTATACCTGAAAAACGGCACAGGACGTTAAACGTGCTGGTGGTCAGATGAGTTTGCAGATGTGATGACATATGGTTATTATTCTGCCTCCGGCCCTTTAGCTCAGTTGGTCAGAGCGAGCGACTCATAATCGCCAGGTCGCTGGTTCAAGTCCAGCAAGGGCCACCAACCACCACTAGCTCATCCGGATAGAGCATCAACCTTCTAAGTTGACGGTGCGAGGTTCGAGTCCTCGGTGGTGGGCCAGCGCCGACTTAGCTCAGCAGGCAGAGCAACTGACTTGTAATCAGTAGGTCACCAGTTCGATTCCGGTAGTCGGCACCATATGCGGGCATCGTATAATGGCTATTACCTCAGCCTTCCAAGCTGATGATGCGGGTTCGATTCCCGCTGCCCGCTCCAGTCAGAGTCTTTCAGTCTGCGATGATGGGAAATCCCGGAGTGACTGAAAGACGTTTAAGTTATGAATGATCGCCTTTTTTTGCAAAATTGCTGTGCAGAAATACTAACCTTCGGGCGTGCGATCATTCATAAGCACTCTGCTTTTATTCCGATTAACTGTGGGTGGTTTGTTGGATAGAGTGTGAGGTGTACTGGCAATAGCGGACACTACCATTTGTTCTTTTTTTAAGCAGCCATCTGATGATATTTTTCCCTGAAGGCTGCCGGGGAGATATTCCCCAGACGAGAGTGACGACGCTGACGATTGTAGAAAATCTCAATGTATTCCCGTATTACTGAGATGGCTTCATCCCGGTTATTAAAACGATAGTGGCTCAGGCTCTCATTTTTCAGCGTTCCCCAGAAGCTTTCCATCGGAGCGTTGTCGTAACAGTTACCTTTACGCGACATTGATGTTTTCAGACCAGACTGCTC